GGAGGTACTGTAGATGCTAGAGATATGTTCTACAATCCTGACGTTTATGATATGATCTCATTTAATGATGAGTGGGAAGATAAAGGAAAAATCTCTTATTTTGTACCCGCGTATAGAGGGTTGAATCAGTTTAAAGATAAAAATGGAAATACAAATGAAGCTCCTGCTAAAGAGTACTTAGATGAGTTTAGAGAGAAATTAAAGAAAAGTAAAAATTCTAGAAGTGCTTTAGATGCAGAACTTCAGAATAGACCACTTGTTCCCTCTGAAGTATTCCTTACCCGCACAGGTAACCTTTTTCCTGTAGCAGATTTACTTACAAGATTAGCAGAGCTAGAAGCCAGTAATAAAGAAAGGAACCACGATTATGTAGGAGATCTTTATGTAGATTCCACTAGTAATAAAATAAAATGGAAACCAAACGCTAAGTTATCTCCAATTGTAGATTTTCCTTTAAGAGGTAGTGATGATTTAGCGGGATGTGTGGTAATATATGAAATGCCCTACGAGGATCCAGACGGAAATATTCCATATGGCATGTATCTTGCAGGTACTGATCCTTATGACCATGACGATTCTACCACCTCTTCGCTAGGATCAACTATTATTTTAAATAAGCTTACAAATAGAATTGTAGCAGAATATACTGGTAGACCAGAAACTGCTAATCAATACTATGAAAAAGTAAGACGATTACTACATTTTTACAACGCTAAATGTTTATACGAGAACGAGCGTAAAGGTATGTATCAGTATTTAGAATTTAAAAACCAAACATATCTTTTACTCGATCAACCTGAGATTATAAAAGATGTTGTTCAAAACAGTAGAGTAAATAGAGGTAAGGGTATGCACATGTCTAAACCTTTAAAAGATTACGGGGAAGAACTTATTAAAATGTGGTTATTAGAAGAGTATGAAGAAAAAGAGGGACTACTTAATCTTCACAAGATTAGAAGCATCCCTTTACTTAAGGAGCTTATAGCTTATAACGACATAGGAAACTTTGATAGGGTGATGGCATTTATGATGGTTATGTACCATCTTCAAGAAGTAAAAAAAATGAAAGTAGAAAAGGAAAAGAAGATTTCTACTATATATGATCAAAGTTTTTGGAATAAAAACCTTTTTTCTAAAAGGAGAAAAATAATTTAGCTATAAAATCTAAAAGTAAATATTTGATTTTATAAGTTATTGTTTGGAGGATAAGTTAAAAGTTATATTTTTGTCCTTTAATTCGCGAATTTTAAAAAGAATAATAATATGGCAACAGTAAACGTTACATTATCTCTTTCGAGTACAGACTTGTTTGCAAAGCAAAATATAAGTTTTACCGAAACAGATGTCCTATCTCCTGCAGGAGATCAGATGATTGTCGGCCGACTAGTTACTACAGGTTCTGGAACAGAAGACAATATATCTCTAAAAGCTTTAGATGGTACAAATGATCTAGCTTATGTATTTTTAAATAATTTAAGTTCTACCTCTGGTGAGTATGTTAAAATTGGATTATGTGCTGCTCATGGTACAGATTCAACAACAGGCGACTGGTTTGCAGTTTTAGGGCCTGGGGAATTTATGTTCATGCCTATCTCTGATATGCAAGATCTAGATATTGAAGCGGCAGCGGGTTATCCTGTAATTGAATATATCTTAATGGAAAAAGCAGCATAATCTTAAAACTATAATAAAATGGCAAACGCAACTTTAAAAGCAACCTTTAGCATTACTAGTTCAGATTTATTTGACAGCATTAGTATTGCAAAAACTGTAACAGATTCTCTCACTATTAATGGAGATAATCGACAAGGTTTAACTACAATGGTAACAAGTACTTCTTACGCAGATATTAATGTAGAAGCTTTAGCGGGCTCTACAGACGGGGGCAAGAAAGCTTATGTATATATAAAAAATCCTGACACAGTAGATGATTTAATATTTGCTGATGATGGTGATCAAATCTTTTGTAGACTAGCTCCAGGAGAATTTGCTTTCTACCCAACAGCAGACAATACAAAGATTCAATGTAAATCATCCGCAAATACTCCGATAGTAGAATTTATGCTATTAGAAGTAGCCTAAAACTAACTTATGCCTCGAATAGACTTTCCCAGACAAAAGATAAGTCTTAGAAAAAAGACTCAAAAATGGGGAGAAGAATGCATCGAAGCTGGATTAGGCTTAGTAGGTATTTACGATAATACAAGACGTAGTTCCCGCTCTAAAAAGAAGCGGAATTACGATTTGTATAATGGTAAGTTCGACAAGAAAGATCTAGAGTATGTAACTGATCCCCTTGGATTAGGTGGGGTTGCAGAACTTCCAGCTACTCTTCAATACTATGATGTAGTATCTCCTTTGTTTAATTTACTTTTTGGCGAAGAAGCTAAAAGAGCTTTTAGTGTTATCGTAAGATCTATAAATGAGGACTCTATATCTTCTAAAGAAGAAGAGAAGAAAGGACAGATTGTATCTCTTTTTAAAGGATTGATGCAACAATCGATGGAGCAGTTTATGCAAACTCAGCAACCTGCTCAATCCCCAGAAGAACAACAACAACTTTTACAACAGGCAGAGGCTAATATCCCTGAAGAATTAAAACGTATTCAAAAATATTTTGATTACGATTTTCAGGATATGAACGAATCTGTAGCAAATAAACTTTTAAACTTTCTTGAAAGAGAGCAAAATTTAAAAGTTAAATTTGCTAAAGGGTGGGAAGATGCTTTAATTGCTGGAGAAGAGATTTATTGTATTGAGCAAATAGCTCAAGAACCTACTGTTAGACGTATAAATCCTTTAGAGTTTTATTGTTTACTTCCACATAACGAAGATTTTGTAGACAATGCAGATGTAATAGTTGAAGATACTTTCATGTCTCTTAATAGTATAATAGATAACTATTATGAAGATCTTACTTCTGCCCAGATAGATAAATTAGAAAAAGAGCAAGGTAATAGAAGTTCAATGGAAAGTAAAAATCTATTGAATTATCCTAGCCCTGAAAAACTATTTATTGAAAATAGAGATTCAGAACAAGGTACTTTATTTAATTACTATGATCAAGATGGTAATATTCGAGTTACAAAAGTAGTTTGGAAGTCTATGCGTAAGATTGGTAGGTTATCTTATTTTGATGAGCAAGGTATACCTCAAGAAACTGTAGTAGGTGAAACTTATAAAATAGATGCAGAATTAGGGGAGTCCATTGAATGGATGTGGATTAGCGAATACTGGGAAGGAAGTAAAATTGGTGAGAATACATATCTAAATATTAGAGTAAGACCGCAACAATTCAGACATATGGATAATTTATCTACATGTAGCTCTGGATATGTTGGAACAATTTATAATGCAAACAATGCTCAATCTGTTTCTCTTATGGACAGATTAGTACCGTGGGTATATATGTATATTACTTTGTGGTATAGATTAGAACTAGCTATCGCAGCTAATCAAGGTAAAATTGCACTTATAGATTTGTCACTAGTTCCTGATGGATGGGAAATAGAAAAGTGGATGTACTATGCCCAATCAATGAAGTTCGGATTTGTGGACTCATTTAATGAAGGTAAAAAAGGACAATCCACTGGTAAACTTGCTGGTAATATATCTACACAGAATAAAGTGATAGATATGGAAACTGGAAATCATATACAACAACATATACAGCTTCTTGAATTTACAGAACAAAAAATAGGTAATTTAGCAGGAGTAACACCACAAAGAATGGGGGCGGTGTCTACCTCTGAATTAGTTGGTAATGTAGAAAGAGCTGTAGTACAATCTTCGCATATTACCGAGAAATGGTTTGAAGTTCATAATCATACTAAGGTTAGAGTGATGGAATCTTTACTGAATGTAGCGAAAGATACTTATAGAGGTAAAACGAAGAGACTTCAATATATGACTGATGAGTTTGCAAATGTATTCTTTAAATTAAATGGAGATGAGTTTGCTAATTCTGAATATGGGTTATTCTTATCTAACTCAGCAAAAGACAATATGGCAATAGAAGCGCTTAAGCAACTTACGCATGCGGCTCTTCAAAACGATAAAATGACATTATCAGATGTGGTACAAATATATAACGCAAGCTCTCTTGCAGACTTACGACAAAATCTTAAAGTCTCTGAAGCTGAGGCGCAGCAAAGATTACAAGCGCAACAACAGCAACAAAGCGAACTGCAAATGCAACAAATGCAAATGCAACAACAAGCAGAGCAGCAAAAGCTTCAATTAGAAATTGAGAAAGAAAATAGAGAAGATGCTAGAAATGCAGACGATAATCGTACTAAAGTAGAAATTGCTTTAATAAATGCAGACAGCAAAGCTATGGATCGAGATGCTAATGACAACGGTATTAGAGATGATATTGATTTGGCTAAATTACAACTTGAACGAGAGAAGCTTACCCAGAAGACTACTGAGACTCAAGAAAAAATGCAACTTGAAAGAGATAAGTTATCTTCTAAAGAACAGATAGAAAGAGCTAAAATTAATAAACCAGATAAAAAAGTATAATCTGTAAAATTATATTTTAGCTATAAAATACAAAAAAATTCGTACACATTGAGGTGACAAGGTGTTGTACAATAACTTAAATTAATTATTTTTGTCACTTAATAAATAAAACTCTATGGCTATAGAAGATAATATTTTAGATGGATTGGACTTAAGCGTGTTAGATAATATAACAACTAGTTCAAAGGAAGAGGAAAAGCAAGCAACGATTGCAGGGGAAGAAACTAAAAAAGAAGAAGAGCCTGGTATTTTTAACCCAGAGTTAAAAATACAAGACGTTGATGAGTTGCCTGAGAGGGAAACAAAAGTAGAAGAAATCCCTGATGAACCGCAAGGAACAGATACTAAAGAAGATACAGAGGAGCAAGTTCCAGAAACACCTGAAGCAAGCGAAACTGAATCTACAGAAGAAGAGGAGCTTAATCCTATTCGCGTGTTTGCGGAACTCCAAAGAGATCAAGGACTAATCGACTTTAATGATGATGATTTTGAAGATTCTGAAGAATGGTTATTAAATAAAGTACAAGATACTATTAATGACAAAGTTACAGAGTATAAAGAAAATATGCCTGACGAGATTAAATATCTCTTAGAAAATTATGAAGCAGGTGTTAATATGTATGACTTACTAAACATTGGAGCAACTACACAATCTTATGAAAAAATTGCAGAAGATAGTTTAAAAGATAATTTAGGTCTACAAAAAATGTTAGTAAAAGATCTTTTATTTAAAAGTGGATGGAGTGAGGAAAGAATCACTCGTAAGCTAGAACGATATGAAGATACTGGAGTATTACAAGAAGAGGCGGAAGATGCTTTAGCTTCTTTAAAAGAGATTCAAGTACAAGAAAAAGAGAATCTTATTAAGACTCAGAAAGAAGAACAGAAACAAAGAGTTCAAGCTCACGAACAGTGGCTTGGAGAACTTAAAGATCATATAGGGAAAAAAGAAGAAATTTTACCTGGATTTAAATTGTCCCCTAAAGATAAAGACAATTTATATAAAGGTATAACTAAATTAGACAGACAGGGTAAGAACGAGATCATGCGATTACGTGAAAAAGATCCTGAGTTTGATTTAAAAATAGCATATTTAGCGACAGTCCTTAAGTGGGATTTTTCAGCGTTTGAACGTCAGTCAACAACTAAATCAACACGGAAGTTGGCAGACGCGATTAAGAGTACGAAAAAAACTGGTTCCAGACCA